CATTTATTACGATGCCAAGAGCCATCATCGTGTCGTAAGCATACAAGTCCAACAATCTGTCGAAACTACGCAAGCCCATATTTTTAATTACTATAGCATAATGTAATACTATAGTCAATCATTTTTGAATATTTATTTTACTTTAGAAAGAATACTTTTATCTAAGATGCCGTATGTGATTATGTTTCCTGCGCCGAACTTCATGCCTTCTCTCTGTAGTATAGCATTGAATCCAGCTTTTTTTATAACATTCAATATTGGCTTTTTGTTCATCCACTCATGAACTCTGAATAGTCCAGAAAAATTTAGGTTTCTCAATTCATCTGTTAGTTTTAATGCTGTTTCTCTAGTCAGTTTCTTTTCTGAAAATCTATTAATTATAGCATCATTAAGTCTTTCTCTAACATCATTGTACTTAACATCAACTTCAGCATTTACAAACTGCAAATCAAGAGGAACTAAAGTCTTAGTTATTTTGTACTCTAAGACTTCTCCTTTTCCGCTATCCTTTGCCGTTAAAGAGTCTGAATACATTTCTGCATGTTTTCTGTTAGTGCTTACCCAAGTTACGTCTCTTAGTTTATCTTGACCAGCTACAGGTATTCCTCTATACACAAGAATAGATTCATTAAGATTTACATTTACAAATGTTGAGAAAGACTTCATGGATTACTTTGCATGAGCTAATGCTTCTTTGTTTTTATATCTAAAACGAACTATTTTTAGTGGACGTCCCCAAACAGAATTTGGAAGACTAGTGCCGCCAGCATCCTCAAACTTATCATTATTTACAAACTGAGCGGTACCTTTAGACAAATCAATCTTTATTAATCCACTACCACGAGATTGCATACTAGGATTGTCTTGATGATACCAGCGAAAAACATTTTTCAATTCTGATGCAGAGAAAACTGCCTTGTCGTTTTTATCTGGCAAAAAAAGCGATCTATCTCTAAATCCACTGTAAGACCGAAATACTATATAAGCATCTCCTATAGATGGCCTTTGAGTGTCATCTATGATCTCAACTGATTCGGAAAGTTTCTTTTGAGTGCTTAGTAAATGTTTCTTAAACAGTGATGTATCCATTGTGTTCTATCTCCCTACACACTTTGTTTCTCTTTATTTATATTATATCAAAATAATTGGTATTAGTCAAGATTTAATTTTAGTCTAGCTAGTATGTATTCTTTAACGAATCCTGAGCGAACAATATCATCTACTGAGAAGTCTATTGTTGCAAAAGATTGCATTATACTAGCAGTGTTTACTAAATTTTTTATTCCGCTAACTTGAGATGACTTGTTCAATAGTCTTAGATCATCTTGTCTGTGGTCACCGCAAAGAATGACTCTACTGTTATCTCCAATTCTTGTTAGAATTGAGTTTATCTCATGATCGACACAATTTTGCACTTCATCAACTATTATAGTGGCATCAGAAAATGTGGTTCCCCTAAGATATGATGTTGACATGAATTCAAGATATTCTTTCTTCTTTAATAGATCATAGACATCTCTTCTTCCGCTAGATAGCTCACAAAAAATATCTCGATATGGAGACTCATATAGTGACATCTTTTCTTGCAGTGTGCCAGGTAAAAATCCTTGGTCTCTAGTTGAAACGGAACTTCTTATGATTATTATTTTTTTACATCTAGAGTTAAACAAATCATCTAAAGCAAAAGAACATGCCAGAAAAGTTTTTCCAGTTCCAGCAACTCCGATCATCAGAAGATTTTTTCCCAAGTTATTTTGAGAAAATGCAATCTTTTGATTCTGCGTTAAAGCACTAATCTGCGTTAGCTTAAAGTTATGCTTCAGAATCTTCTTTTGTCTGCGGTATTCGTCGAAGACTTCTTCTATATCTGAATTATCAAGATTGGATATATCTTGAACATCAGTATTTTTTCTCTTTGACATATTCTAGTAATCTTTTATATTTGCAGATTTTGCCGCAACACTTTTAATCTGTTTCATGCGCTCTCTAAATTGCGATTGAGGCTTTTTCAAACCATCAATGCTGAATGGACTAATTGGTGCTGGAGCGGAAATGCAAATTTCAACAGAAGAATCTTTATGACAATTTGGACAACACTCTTTTGTTGGGATTGTTCTATCTGCTATTTTTAGAATCTTTTCAAAAGAAAAATCACACTCGGAACATTTATAATCATAAGTTGGCATTTAAATCTCTCGCATTAAAATTATATAAACCATTGTGGAACATCTCGTTTAGTCCATTTAGCAAACTTTCTTTTATCAGCCATATAATATGTTCTATACGCCTCAACTGAGTCTGAAGATTTATAATCATCTGGCATAGCTTGTGCTGGTCTTGTAAACTCAATTCTAGACATATTTCTAGGATGTTGTTTTAGCACATCTCGTAAAAGAATGTCAGTCTTGTGCTTTTTATTATATCTATATGTATACTCATCACACAATTCAACAAAAAGCTGATACAACCACATGTAGTTATTTATAGTCTCTCTGCACCAAATTGTGCAAGGATGATTAATATGTGTTGCTGAATACAAAATGGAATCTTTTTTAGAGTCTTGTAATAAGTATGAAGTAACTTCTCGAACTTTTCCAGTTTTAGTTGTTCTGCTAACTTTTTTGGGAGATCCGTCTAATATTCTGTGTGATGTGCATAAAAGTTGTGCTGATTCCAATATCATTTTTACTACATGCTTATCTACATGATATTTTGCGGCAAGACTAGCATCTGAGTCTAAATAAAATATGTTCATAATTAATCATTATCCTTTGTAGTATAAATACAAAACACGATTAAATTATAACACACAATTTACATTTTGTAAACTATTATATTTTTGGAAATAAGATATGAAAATTATTAAAAAAATTATACTTAAAGTTAAGTCTCTTTTCTGTAAGGGGAAATGCGAGAAGGTATGCCAAAAAGGTGCTATAGCTGAAAAAGAAGCTAAAATTGTATCAGACCTTTTAAAGATTGCTGAAAAAAACAGTAAGAAAAAAGTCTCCAAAAAGAAAAGCACTGCTAAGGCTGGAGCTAAAAAATCAACTACTTCTAAGAGGAAGAAGCCCTAGTCAATCATCATCCTTATTATATGATACAGAAATGCGAGACTCTTTATTCTCATTCTTAAAAAATTGAGGTAAAGAGTCTCGCATGTTTATAGATAGTATTCTATTAATCTGCTCTATTATTTTTGAAATCTCTTTGTCGAGATGAGAATTTTCAACGTCAGTGTCGAAGGTCAAAATCAAATTATACACCCTAACTAATGTATTAGGATGCTTTTTTCTTTGGCCGCCCTCTAGATTTTTTTGTCGCCTTTTTTTCATCTGAAGTTATACTGTCTTCCATTTTAGCTGAAGCGACTTTAGTTTTTTTAGGTTTATCTTTCACTTCCTCATCAGTATTTAGACTATCTTGAGCGAATTCCAACACCGAATCTTTAATAAGATCTGGAAATGCTTCATTTATCACCTTAGTAGTTAGATTCAAATTAAGTTTTCTATCTTTAGCTAAAACAAGAATCTCCGCTTCTTTGTAGTCTAAACTTTCAAGCAAAGAGATAAACATAAATTCTCTTTTGGTCTGAGAAAGATTGGGGGATGATTCTTTACAAAATACATACCAACTTTTAGCTGAAGTCAACAATGTTGCATCTCCAAATCCAACGGGGGCATTTTTCTTTTTATATGGCGGCTCACCTTCTGGCAAAGTTAAGTTCAAAGATTTGTCATAATTCATTCTAAGTAGACCTCTGAGAGCCATGCTATCATGCTTTCTCAAAACGAAAACTCTATCTCCATTATACTTAGCTTTACTTAATTCTTCAAATACTTCTGGTATACTGCTTCTCATATCATTCTCCATTAAAATTCTGATATACTGTCTATTAAATATTTCAACTTGTTTGCAACAAAATAATTCATCATCTTTCTTTTATCACCAGTTTTTTTACTCTCATAAGCTGATATTATCTTTTCTTGTATATCGCTTGGAGTTTGATCAAGATCAATTAACTTTTCATTTCTCTTATAGTTTCTAAGCATAACTTCATCACAAAAGTCTTCTGGTCGTTCTTTCTCCAACCATTCTTTTAGCTTAGTTTTTCTTACTGGCTTTTGTCTAACACCTTCAGTTACGAAAACTGAATCTTGAGATAGAAAATTGGGCACTCCATCTCCAGAATCACCTAGCATTATATGCTCAAGCAAAAACTTCTTTGGATCATCAGATATTAAATATCTCTTTTGAAGAGGTGAGTATTGCTTAATGTTGCTGTATTTTTGAAGCTGTAAGAAATCTTTATCTCCAGATATTATCAATAAAGGTTTTGGCTCAGTGAATAGTCCAACTTGTTCCAAATCATTATGCTGAGAGTATCGAGATAGTGTTCCTATAATATCATCTGCTTCAGCACTTTCTATTTGAATTACCAAGTAAGGAAAGACTTCTTTAATCTCATCTCGTATCTTGTTGAGTGTAGTGAAGATTAAGTTCCAGTCAAATTTAGATGTATCTCTAAACTTTTTTCTATTTGCTTTGTAATATGGAAATATCTTTTTTCTCCAATAGTTTTTGTCATCGGCACAAAAAATTAGCTCTCCATAGTCTCCCGAAAACTTTTTCTTATACGACAATATAGTAGATAATACCATATGTCGTATTAAATCTTCAGATATTTCTGCGTTTGGATTTGAGCCAATCTGACTCATTAAATTGGAAATCAAAGTCTGATTGAAATCAATAAGTATCATTATATATTTTCCATAATATTTTATGTTGCTAACAACTTAGCAACTCTGCTTTCTTGATAGAATAATTTCAAACTATTCATCAAAGAATCGCTATCATCAATTCTAGATAGTAGTTCATTATATGTTGCATGATATTCAACTTCAGATGAGTCTATTACATTTTTATCAAGTCTCATCTTTCCGCCATATCTATGTAACAGATATTTATCTGCTATTTTAGAAATCTCATCAGACTGAATATTAGCACATAAAAATCTTAGGTACAATATATTTGCATACTTATTTTTGTTTTGCTTTAGTAAAAATAAATCTTTGTTATGTATAGCGTTTTCGAGAGTTCGTATTTCGTTTATGGGCAACATATATATGAACTGCTCAACATCACATGCCTTCTCTGGCCAATAGTTTTGTATGTTGATATGCGATAAGTTTTTTCTTGCTTCATCGCATCTGGCTCTAATAGAATCATCTCGAACATATTCTTTAACTATAAAAGATGAAGAGTTCTTATTATACCATTGAACAGACTTTTTATCCAAGCCATCTTCATACTGTTTTAGATTTATCCACAATGAACTTCCTCTATTTTGCTCTAGAAGAGTCATGTAACAGTATTCATCAGACACTTTTTTCCCATCTTTATCAGTGTATGGATGTATCTTAATTGCATCAAAATCTGTAGCTCTCTTATTTACTTCATAAGACTCACGCTCTCTCACATCTATCTGATACTCATCACAAAGATGTTTAGCCAACTTTATTGTTAGAAGAACATCAGACATTGATTCATGCTGTTGCACATCCCGCTCAGACATTAGACCCAGTGCTTTACAGACAGACTCCAAACTCATGTTGGGCTTATCGTTCTCTCTCAGATTCATCTTGCTCAAAAATGATTCATTAGTTAAACATAATTTTTTAACTGCATGAAGAACATCACCATATAAAATGTTTCCACTAAAGTATGGATTTAATCCATTTCGTATTAGAGTAGTTCTAAGATAGTGAACATCAAAATTAGCTGAATTATATCCAATCAATCTAGTCTTATTGAAGTCAATTATATTTTCCAGATATGAAACTATTTTCTTGGATGCAACAAACTCTGAATCTGATGATATTTTTTGGTGTTCAATAACATCAATCTTATTTGCCTTTATTGCTTCTGGAGTTGGTAACTGTAGAGGAGAGATTTTAACATTATCTCTAAGACTAGAAATTACGTTCCAATCATCATCAATCTCAACAAACGCATAGTTTAATATCTGTCCAACTGTGTTAAGATCACTAGTCTCCAAATCAAAGAATATTGTTCTCATAATTAAAACGCTCTAAGAATTATCATTTTGCTGTTTATTCGTCCACTCAACGCTTTCTCTTTAGTTGTTAATCCTTCTATAGCTTTTCTAACTGAAACTTTTCCAGATTCTAATAGAACTTTAATCAGCTCTTCAGGTTTTCTAACCGTTTTGCAAATAGATGATGTCTCATCATAGTTTAGTAGTGTCGAACCTTTAATGCCAAGTCCGTGATTATTATCACACTTATACCAGTAAACTGTTCTATTGCTAGGATTATATAGAACTAATGCATTTGCTCCTATAATTCTTGTGGGAGCAATACTCTTCAAATCCTCATGCTCTTTTAGATATTTTAGTTTACTAACTTGCTTTAATGGATTCTTAGTTATATTTCTAGGCTTTCTATTAATCTTTGCAATTCTTTTTCTTATACTTTCATTCTCTTGACAGTCTTCAATAAATGACTCTATGGTTGCTATATACTTCTTTAGTTGTTTTTTAGTTAGAAATGAATATCCTTCTTTTAGCTGTTCACACTTATTAGAAGCCGCTTCATGAAGCTCTGGCAAAACAGAATCGGAAAAATACTCTTTTATCTTTTTAGTTTGAATAGCACTAACAGAATTTGATGTTAGCCATTGTTTAAGTGAAAACTTAAAATCTTTGTTTTTTATAATCTTAGATAGAATATCATCTACATGCGAGTTTATTTCTCCAATATACTCACATAATTGATTGTGCATATTCTCTTGAACTGATGGTCTATTCTTTACAACTTTTACAACTTCTGTATCAACCACATTATTTTTTATTGATAACAATCTATCAATTTCAGAGTCTATTCTATCTCCATACAGACTGGATATGTTGTCGGCTCCGTTGAGAATTATTCTACAAATCCAAGCTATGCTAGTGTTTACTCTCTCTTTAGTGGAGGACAATTTTTGAATATCACCTTTACTGTATTTTTTACTCTTTAGATATGATACTATATACTTTTTAGCATCATCTTGAGTTTTATTGTAGCTGTACCAATTAAGAAGAAGTGCTAATTGATTGTCTGAATTGTAGTGTCCCCAAATTGGCTCAACTTCACTAACTGAAGACATAGATTTTCTCTGTATTCTCTTTGCCATTTTTTACCTATATTATGAATGATTAGCCATACACACATAGTATAGCAAAATTGAGTCTATCAGTCAAAGCTATTTCTTGATTTTTTTCTTTGTTGTTTCAATAACTTAGAGTAATCTCTTTTATGTTGATGATATTCAGTTAATAATTTCTGTCTAGTGACATCTTTAGGGAGGTTTTCAAGTTTTAAGACTACACTATCAACAAATTCTTCAGGTCTAAACACACAAATGACATCACAGTGCGAATACTCTTCTGATGCTTTTGCGACTCTCCTTCTTTGAATTTTGTATTGTTGTTGCAATTCTTTTGATAATGCACTCAATACTTTTATCTTATCAGCTCTAGGCAATTTTCTCAAAGAACTTCTAGTGGTTTTCATGAAATCAGTTTTTAACTGACTATGCAAGTTAATTCCATGATACTCTATAAGAGAGTTGTTTACTAAAAAGTCAAACTTGCACACGCCAATAGAAACTTCGTATGTTTTTCCCATAACTGCTTTCCAATTGGAATATTTTTCCAACATCATGACACAAGCATACTCATCTAAACTGGAGAAAGTTATGGCTTCAGGTTTTTTCTTAGAGAAAGTCATCTGAGAAAAGTCATCTTTTACATTTTCACTTCTAGACTTTTTAGGTCTTTGCTGTTCGGGTTGCATAACTTGTTTCTCTAAAAAAGCATAATTTCGATATGTAATAAGAATCTATAATGTCAGACATTGGAGAGTCCCCTATCTTACACTGTAATTCAAGAGACAGATCTAATTTAGTCTCCTCAAAAAAAGAGTCGTGCATTAAAATTTTGTTTGCATTTCCTTTAGTTGTTGCATACTTTTTAATTTCGCTGGGCGCAACAACACTGTAAGGTATGGAGTTCTTCCAAAGTTTGTGTTTTAGTAGACCACAACATTCTCCTATGTGATAGACAACACCCTTTGCGGCAAATGCATAGTTTTCAATGTAAACTACAGATAGTTTGGGTATCTTAGATAATGCCCAATTTGATATACTATCAAATCGGTGCTCTTGATTTAAATGTTCTGCGTGAAATTCTCCAACAATATTTTTCGTTGAAGTTATATGCTTTTTCTTAGAT